CGCTACGCGCCGAACGAACACATGGTTTATCAACTCAACGCCCGCGATGAAATCATCGAGCAGTTCCTGGAGGACGTTCTCTAATGTTTACCAACCGCGTAAGACAGGCCATCGCGGCCACTCTGCAAGGCCTGCCGCTGTCGGCGACCGTGGAGGAATTCACTCCGCCGAAAATCGATTTCGACATGGAAAACATGACGGGCGGGCGCTTCATCGTCGAGGAAATGGCTAAGAGCGCCAAACCGTTGAATGCGCAAATCAAGCTGCAGGGCACTGGCGCCGAAGTGTTGCTCGCCATGGGTGTGAAACTCGGCGACGACATTCTGCTGAACGTGCGTGAAGCCGGTCAGGACCAGGACGGCAACACCTGGTTCACCTATCACACCATCGGCGGCAAGCTCAAAACCATGGGTGAAGACGCCATCAAAATGGGCGGCAAGGCCCTGACGACGTTGGACTTTTCCTGCCGCACCTACAACCGCCTGGAAAACGGCATTCCGGTGATCGACATCGACGTGCGCACCCAGAAGTTCGTGCTCAACGGCGTCGACATCCTCGGTGATGCCCGCCGTGCGGTGCTGATGCCGTAAGACTCGGCCAGAAAGGCAACAACCCACCCTGTGGGAGCGAGCCTGCTCGCGATGAGGCCACCACATTCAAATTCAATGTTGACTGACCCGCCGCCATCGCCAGCAGGCTGGCTCCCACAGGTTGTACTCAAGAACACCCAAGGAATTCCTTTCATGTCGTGGATGCCACCCAAGCATGACCTGTTGTCGCCGATCACCGGTGACGACGGCTCGCAGATCGAATCGATCCAGCTCAAGCCGCTGTTCTACGCCGCCCAGAAAGAAGCGCTGGAACGCGCCGGCGATGACGAAGACGATCAGTTCTTCGAACTGGCGCTGCTGGCCACCGGCCTGTCGGTCAAGGAACTCGACCAGCTCAAGCGCCCGGACTACGTGACCATTGCGCAGTACGTGCACGAGATGTCGACCCGTCCGGCGTCGTACTTTCTCGACCAGGTCGAAGACGCGGAAAAATCCGACGATCCCGACCAGGTGCAACTGCTGCAACCGCTCGCCGTCACCGGCCGCACCGTGACCTCACTGAGTCTGGAAATGCCGGCGCTGCGAGCCACCAAAGTGATGAAGAAACTGAAAACGGCCAAGGAACGCGCCGAGTTCATCACCGCCCATTGCACCGGCCTGATGATCCCCGATCTGGCGCTGATGAGCGTCCCGGACTGGACGCAATTGCAGGTGCGCATCGACGATTTTTTAAACCAGCCGGCGGCCTTCTTTCAGAACGCGACATCGAAGTAATCCTCGATATCGTGCCGCTCATTTACCCGGTAAGTGAGGCGGAAATTCTGGAGTGGGACGCCGAAAAGGCGTTGCGCCGCTACGACATAGCGATCACTCGCCTTGGCGTGAAAAAGGAGTAGAGCGGCATGGCAGATACGAAGTATGCGCCGATGCTCGCCAGCGAGATTGGAAGCATGGCGTTCGGCAACGTCAGACTGGCGGGTGGATCAATAGCGCCCGACAGTCTCGGCACACCGCTGGTGGATTTGAGTCTGGCACTGGCCATGGCCAGTGCGGATATTCGTTTACTGACCCAGGAACAGGTCAAGCTGCGGGAGGTATTTGCCGCCCAACAGTCGTTGTTCAAGACTGGCTCTGCTGCACCTGCGGCGAGCGAACCGAAGTCGAAACTCAAGGCCGAGGTAGAACAGCGTTCACCGCTGAAGTTCATGCAAGCCTCAATGGCCAACCAAATGGCCCTGCTTGAACTCAATCAGATCGTGAAGCTGGACAAGGATCAACTTCGGGCACTTTCGCAAGACACCCAGAAGATGATCAGCGACAAACAGGTCGCTCCGAGCGGGGCGACCGCTGTGGATCTGCTGAAGGTTCAACTGGCAGCGGCCAGGTCCGGCGTTGGCGACGGTCTTGAGGGCAAGCAGAAAGCGGATGCACTGACGGGTTTTGCTCGTGACGCCGCCATCAATGCCTCGGCATTCGGTGTTGATGTAAAAACGGCTGGCGAAATGATGCTGGCGTGGCAGTCGGTGATGAAGCTTGATCGCACGCAAAGCCAGCGACTGGCTGATGCCAGCAACTACCTGGGTCATAGCGGGCTGGATGCCAAAGCCGTCGACATCGGTTCAGTCGTTCAGAGCTCCGGCGAAAAAGCGATGGCCACGGGGCTCAACGCTGAGCAGATTGCTGCGTTGGCCGCCGCTTTTCTAAACAGTGGTGCAGACAAGGCCAGTGCCAGCGCCGGGCTGAATGCGTTCACCGCGGTACTGGCCAAGGGCGAGGCCGCGACGCAAGAGCAGCGCGCTGCCTGGACAAAACTGGGCGTTAAAGATCTGACCCCTGAAACCGTGGCCAGCGGAATGCGCACGGACGCCCCCGCTACTATCAATAAGTTATTGGAAGCGCTCAAGGGCAAGTCAGACGATAAAGAGCGGGAGTCACTGACGAAGGCTCTCTTCGGTAACGATGATGCGATCGTCAAATTGCTGAAGAAGCCTGAGGACGTGCAGAAGGCGTTTTCTCTGGTTCCTGGCCAAGACCCGAAGTCGGAATCGAAACCCGCGTACGTCGGTTCTGTGGCCAGAACGGCCACGGAGCTGGGTGAAACCTCGCAAGGACGATGGAATGCGCTCGACGCCAGTGCGACCCGATTGTCCACGGCTCTGGGTAGTTCACTGACCAATCTGGTTGATGGTCTGGTCGTTACGCTGGACAGTGTGGTCAGCGGGATAAGCAGCTTTGCCGAGGAGCAACCAAAGGCCACAGCAGCCCTGCTCGCACTGGTAGGGGTGATCGCTGTTTCCCGGGGGGCGCAAATCAAGGTTGCGATGGCTTCGGCCTTGCGTAATGCAGCAACGAAGCTGTTGGTGACGGCGGGAGCGGGGCCCCTCATCGAAATCGTGGATCGCGCAGCCGGCGTTGGCCCCGACGGCAAACCTGTTGCTGCCGGATCTACCGATAGCGCCTCCGCCAATTCGTCTGAGCAAAAGCCGAAAAAGCCGAAGAAGGGAGAGAAGGCAAAGGCCGGGGCGAAGGCGGAAATGAAGTTGGCTGCGAATGTGGATGCATCGCCCCAGACATGGGGCAGTCGCTTTAAGGACGCGAACGGTGCAGCCAAAGGATTCACCAAGTCCAACGCACTTTTGACAGTGGTCACCGCGGTTCCCGACGTGTTCAAAGGCATCCAGGATGGCGACAACAAAGCGGTCGGCGGAGCAATAGGCTCGGCGGGCGGAAGTCTGGCGGGCGGCTATGCCGGCGCCGTGGCGGGCGCGATGATCGGTAGCTTCGTTCCCATTATCGGCACCGCGATCGGCGGCTTGGTGGGCGGCATCATCGGCAGCACCGCGGGCAGCGCAGGTGGTTCGTGGCTGGGCGAAAAACTTGCCCCCGAATCAGAAAAAGACAAGCTCGCTCCACCTGCGGACGTTGCCAAAAGTCTGTCCAGTGTGCAGACGCAGAACCAGCAGGTTTCCTTCGCTCCGACCATCCAGGTCTCTTGTCCTGCCCCTGACACTGCCCAACAGATTCAATCGATTATCGAGCAACAGCTGTCCGGCCAGTTCCACGGCCAATTCATGCCGCTGCTGACGGGTAACCCACTCGGGACGCGCCGCGACGCAGCCCTGACCGACGGAGCCGGCACATGAAACAACAAATGGCACTGGGCAGTTTCATCTTCGGCCTGTCCCGGGATTTTGCGTACAGCACGCTGGCGCGAAAATCCGATGGCGGCTGGACGGAACTGCCGATCCTGAACAGCAAACCCAAGTCCCACCAGACCGGGCAGAAGCCCGAAACCCTGACCATCTCCGGTACCTCGATGTACGCCGTGGCGATGAACCGGCTCGATGAGCTGCGTGCGCTGCAGGCACTGAGATCGCCACTGCCGTTGATTGACGGCATCGGTCGCAATTGGGGCCTGTGGCGGATAAACAGCATCCAGGAGAACCAGAGCGAGGTCATCGACGATGGCACTGCGATGGTCATCAAGTGGGTCATCGAACTGGCGGAGTTCAACAATGCGTAAAGTACGAAGCGTGGCCGGCGATTCGGTGAATCTATTGCTGTACCGCGAAACCGGTCGCAGCGATGACGTCGCCGAAGAAGCCCTGTGGCAGCTCAACCCGACGCTGGCCGAACACGGCCCGGTGCTGCCTGCGGGCGTCTGGGTGGTGCTGCCTGAGCTCGACTCGAAACCCGCCGCAATCAAACCGGTTTCGGCCTGGGATTAAGGAGGCTGCATGGCACAGGGATTCACCCCGGTCGTGGACATCTACGGGGCCAACGCGGCGCTGCTCAACCAGCGCCTGATCAGTTGGGAGCACGTCGATGCCGCCGGTATCGAGTCTGATCAGCTGACGCTGACGGTCGATCTGGAAGGGCTTGAAGGCCTGCCAAAACTGGGTGGGAAAATCGGTCTTCGGGTTGGCTATCTTGAGTCGGGAATGGTCGATAAAGGCCTGTTCAAAGTGACGCGCCTGACACCGACCCTGTTCCCGTTTCGCCTGACACTGGTTGCCACGGCCGCGCCGTTCAGTGCCGCCGACGAGACCGGTTTCAAGCAGAGGCGCTCCGCCAGTCATGGTCCGACCACGCTGGGTGCACTGTTTCTTGAACTGGTTTCGCGACACGGGTTTTCACCCAGGGTTGCGCCCGATCTGGCATTGATCAGGATCGATCACATCGACCAGTCCAACGAAACCGACATGGGTTTCCTGACGCGTCTGGCGAAGAAGTACAAGGTGATCGCCAAACCGGTGGGCGAGTTGTATGTGCTGGCACGGCCCGGTCAGGTGAAATCACTGTCGGGCAAGGTACTGGCGGACGTGCGTCTGTCGTTGACCGAGAACAATCGCCCCGGCGATCACGCGTTCATCGGCGCTACCCTTGAAGAGACCGCCCGCGCACAGGCAAAGGGTTGCAAGACGAGTTTCTGGGATAACGCCAAAGGTGTGATGCGTGAGGTGCTGACTGGCGAGGCGCCCTACAAGACCTTGCGCCAGACTTGCCAGAGCGAGGAGGAGGCCAGGGCCATCGGCGAGGGCGAAGTGCGCAAGATGCTGCGGGAAAAATACAAGGTGAAGATCACCTGCCCGGGCAATCCGCTGTTGTCTGCCGAAGGCCTGCTGTTGCTCGACGAGACCTGGCCGGACTTCCTGCGCGGTCGCTGGTCGATCGAAAAAGTGACTGCCAGCGGCAAGCGCGATGAAAGCTATCGCTGCGTCATCGAAGCCACGAGCCTTGATCCAAAAGCCTGATCGTTCAGGCATTCCCAGCCAAAAAATCATTCTGGAACGCTCCCATGAAGATCTCCCCGATCCTCACGCAGCTGCGTGCGCAATGCCCAGGCCTTGCCGGCCATATCGCGACAGGTGTCGACCTGGCGCTGCTGCAAGGCAACCCGAATCTGCCGACACCGTCGGCCCATGTTTTGCCGCTGGCCGACCTGGCCGGCGCCAGCACCGCACAGAACTCCGCCAGCCAGCCGATCCGTGACCGCTTCGAAATCATCCTGGTGCTCGACACCACGGATGCCACAAAAGCGCTGGATCTGTTGCACGACCTGCGCGCCGAACTGTGGCGTGCACTGGTGGGCTTCAAGCCCGGTTCCGACTACAGCGCCATCGTTTATGACGGCGGCGAAACGCTTTCGATCAACAGCAGCCGCGCTTTTTACCGGCTGCGCTTTTTTGCCGAGTTCCAGCTGGGCCGCAACCTGCCAAGTCAGCCTGCGGAGAGTTGGCACGAACGCGAACTGGACGGTTTGTCGTCCTTTACCGGGGTCACCGTGCGGGTCGATGCGATCGATCCGGCCGACCCCAACCTGAAACACCCGGGCCCTGACGGGCGCGTGGAAATGACTTTCTCTGGAGACGTAACCCCATGAGCAACCGCATCACCGTAGTGCCGGCCGCCGGCCGTGCCGTGCCGGACCCGGAAGCCGGCGACCTGCTGCCCCTGGAGGGCCGTGAAGTGCTGGACAGCGCCTGGTGGCGCCGGCGTCTGGCCGACGGCGATATCACCCTCAAAACCGCAACAGCCAAACAAAAGGGAGCCAAATAATGGCGATCGGATTCAGCAACATCCCCGCGGACATTCGTGTACCGCTGTTCTATGCCGAAATGGACAACTCGGCCGCCAATAGCGCGTCCTCGTCCATGCGCCGTCTGATCGTGGCGCAGGTCAACGACAACATCGCCCCGAGCGAAACCGGCAAACTGGTGCTGGTTTCCAGCGTGGCACTGGCCAAGAGCATTGGTGGCCAGGGTTCGATGCTGGCGTCGATGTACGAGACTTTCCGCAAGGCCGACCCGATCGGTGAGATCTGGTGCCTGCCGCTGCACAACGCCACCGGCGCCATCGCCAAGGGCGTGCTGACCCTGACCGGCACCGCGACTCAGGCCGGTGTGCTCAACCTGTATGTCGGCGGCGTGCGTGTGCAGGCCAACGTGGTCAACGGTGCCACTGCAGCCCAGGCGGCCACCGCCCTGGCGCAGAAAATCAATGCCACCGCCGATCTGCCGGTGAGCGCAGCCGCCGCTGAAGGTGTTGTCACCCTGAACGCCAAATGGACCGGCGAAAGCGGCAACGACATCAGCCTGCAATTCAACCGCCTGGGCAAGAGCAACGGCGAAGAAACCCCGGCAGGCCTGACTACCGCCATCACTGCCATGACCGGCGGCGTCGGTGTACCGGATCAAGTGGCTGCCGTTGCGGCACTGGGCGATGAGCCGTTCGAATTCATCGCGCTGCCATGGTCCGACCTGGCCACCCTCAACACCTGGCAGGCGGTGATGGACGACAGCACCGGTCGCTGGTCCTGGGCCAAGCAACTGTTCGGTCACGTCTACAGTGCCAAGCGCGGAACTGTCGGCACTCTGGTGGCCGCCGGTCAGGCGCGCAACGACCAGCACATGACCATTCAGGCGCTGGAGCCGGGCGTTCCGCAACCGGTGTGGGTACAAGCTGCGGCACTGGCTGCACGCACTGCGGTGTTCATCTCCGCCGACGCCAGCCGTCCGACCCAGAGCGGCAGCCTGCCGGGCGTCGATCCGGCTCCGGCGAGCGAGCGCTTCACCCTGACCGAGCGTCAGTCGCTGCTCAACTACGGCATCGCCACCGCGTATTACGAAGGCGGCTACGTGCGCATCCAGCGCTCGATCACCACCTACCAGAAGAACGCCTACGGCCAGGCCGACAACTCGTACCTGGACAGCGAAACCATGCACCAGTCGGCGTTCATCGTGCGTCGCCTGCAAAGCGTGATCACCAGCAAGTACGGTCGCCACAAACTGGCTTCCGACGGCACGCGCTTCGGCGCCGGTCAGCCGATCGTCACCCCGGCGACCATTCGCGGTGAGCTGATCGCTCAATACGCCAAGCTCGAACTGGAAGGCCACGTGGAAAACGCCGAGCTGTTCGCCGAGCACCTGATCGTCGAGCGCGACGTGCAGGACCCGAGCCGCGTGAACGTGCTGTTCCCGCCGGATTACATCAACGGTCTGCGCGTGTTCGCACTGCTCAACCAGTTCCGTCTGCAGTACGACGACGTCGCCTGATCGGCCCGTTTGACACTGTGATTCGGCCCACCTTGCGTGGGCTTTTTATTTGAAGGGAGTAACACCATGGGTCAACTGATTGCAGGCACCTGCTACGTCAAGGTCGACGGTGCACAACTGACCATCAATGGCGGCTGCGAAGCCCCGCTGATGGCCGTCAAACGCGAAACCGTCGTGCCGGGTTTCTACAAGGAAACCGATATCGCGCCGTCGTTCAAGGTGACTGCGCTGCACACCGCCGACTTCCCGCTGAAGAAGCTGATCGAAGGCACCGACATCACCGTCACTTGCGAATTCAGCAACGGCAAAGTCTATGTGCTGGCCGGTGCCTACCTGGTCGAAGAGCCAGTCTCCAAGGGCGATGACGCCACCATCGAGCTGAAATTCGAAGGCATCAAGGGGACCTGGCAATGAGCGGCGCCGTGAAGCTTCAGGTTGCGATCGAAGCTCACGGCGAGCCCCTGACCGAACTCGTCCTGCGCCGCCCGACGGTGCAGGAGGTACGAGCGATCAAGGCGCTGCCGTACAAGATCGACAAGAGCGAAGAAGTCAGCCTCGACATGGACGTGGCGGCCAAATACATCGCCGTGTGCGCCGGTATTCCGCCGTCGTCGGTCAACCAGCTGGACCTGGCTGACCTCAACGCGCTGAGCTGGGCCGTTGCGAGTTTTTTCATGAGTGCGGCGTCGGAGCCATCACCGACCTGATCGCGGTCGCCTATGACCTGGCCTGGTTCTGGAAGGTTGACCCCGAACAGATGATGGCCAGGCCACTGGATGTGCTTCGCGAATCGCTGGAGCACGCGCAACGGATCAATGCGATGCAGCAGGTGCAGTGATGGCTAATACACAATTGAGCCTGATCCCGCAGAACTTCCCCGTCACGGTCAACATGCTCGTGGTGCTCAAGGGCGCCGAGAAAATGGAGGCCGAGATGAACGGGCTGCGCGGCAAGGTCGCAGCATTCAAAAAAAGCATGGAAGACAGCGGCCTCGAGCCGCTGGACGTCGCCGGTTTCATCGCCGAAGGTGGCCTGCTCAAGCCGTTCCAGGACGGCATCAAAAAGGCCATCGAAGCGCAGGATGCACTGGCGAAAAAAGTCCGGGCGAACAAGGGGCTGAAAGTCCCCAAGGTCGTCCAGGGTGAAACCTCCGCCAACCTCAAGAAGTTCAACGAGGCGCTGGACAAGGTTTCGCTGAATATCGGTCAGGCGCTGCTGCCGGCCGTCAACGGCATCGTCACGGCGTTGACGCCCGTGATCACCTCGGTTGGCCAGTTCGTCGCGAACAACCCGTACCTCGTCGAGGGACTGGCGGCTGCAGCCGTGGCGTTCACGGTGGTGACGGTCGGTGCGATGGGACTTGTCGCGGTGTTGGGGATCCTGACGTCACCGATCGGCCTGATTGCTGCGGCCATAGCGGCGGCGGTGGCGCTGATTGTGATTGGCGCGCGGCTGATTACCGACAACTGGGCGTCGATCAGCGGTTTCTTCAGCGAGACCTGGCAGTCGGTCAGCGATGCAACCCATCGCGGTATCGACAAGGTTCGGAAGGGCTGGGACGAGATGGCAACGGGGGCGAAGCTGAAATTCGACTCGATGCAAGCCTCGGCCAAACAGAAGTGGCAAGAAATGAAGGCTGACGCCGTTGCCGGTGCCAGTCGTCTTGCAGAGGGCGCGTCTGCACGCCTGGATGCCTTCGGGGCAAAGATGGGCGAGCTGTGGAATTCCGCTGGCGCTGTCGTCAAGGATTACTGGAACGACGCAGTCGCCGGAAGCGTCGCCGGTCTGGAAGCACTGAAGGCCAATCTGTACACCTCGCCCAAGGCGAAACTGGCCGAAGTCTGGGATTCCACGCAAACGGTGTTCAGCGGATTCTGGAACCGTGCAGCCACCAGCGCGACCACCGGCTGGGCCACGCTCAAGGCAACGTTCGATGGCTCGCTGGCGGAGAGATTTTCCGGCGAGTGGGGTTCGGCTCTGGGGATGTTCACCGGTGTGCTGGACAACCTCAAAGCCACCGCTTCAGCCGGGTGGGAGCAAATGAAGTCAACGTTCTCCTGGTCGCCGTCTGCCCTGATTCAAAGCAACTGGCAACCGCTGGGCGAGGTCTTTTCCGCGCTCTGGGATGTGTTGCGGGCGAGTGCGCTGACGCTGAAAAGCGAGTTCCAGAACCTGTTCAACTTCTCGCCGATGGAATCGGCGATGGCGCAGTGGGATGGTTTGAAGGGTTACTTTTCCGGTTTGTGGGCATTGTTGACCATGGATACGCAATCCGTCACGAGCACCTTCGGCGCGCTGTTCAGTCAATCGCCGATGGAGTCGATCAGGCAAGCCTGGGAGCCAATCCTCGGCTGGTTCAGCGAACTGTGGGCAAGGCTGCAGAGTGTCGTCGCACCGATCCGGGAATTGCTCAATGGCAATCTTTCCGGCGTTGTGGCGACGATCACCGGGCAATCCCCGGCGGCGGCTTCCGGCTCGTCAGCCATGGCCAGTCCGTTGCCGCAATCCTCAAGCGCCCTGATCCAGCAAAGCGCCGCCAACAACCGCACGCAACTCGAAGGCGGCCTGACGGTGCGCTTCGAAAACGCGCCGGCGGGGCTGCGCACCGATCAACCGCAAACCAATCAACCGGGGCTGGCGCTCAGTTCGCGCATCGGCTATCGCTCGCTATCGGCAGGAGGTTCCAATGAACTGGCGTGACCGTTTGTTGCCGGCATCCTTCCGGGGTGTCGGCTTCTGGATCGACCAGGCGAAAACCCCGGTCGGTCGCAAGGGACAGTTGCATGAGTATCCGCAACGGGACCTGCCGTTTTTCGAGGATCTGGGCCAGCAGGCCAAGACCCACGACCTGACGGCGTTTGTCATCGGTGCCAATTGCCTGGAGCAGCGTGACAAGCTGCTCCAGGCTTTGGAACAGGGCAGCGGCGAGCTGGTGCATCCATGGCTGGGCCGTCTGCAGGTCAAGGTCGGCGAGTGCGACATGACCCACACCCGCCAGGACGGCGGGATGGTGACCTTCACCCTGACGTTCTACCCGGACCGGCCGCTGCCGTTTCCGACGGCGACAGTCAGTACGCAAAAGGTCTTGCTGATCAAGGCCGACAGTCTGCTCGGTTCGGCGGTGGCGCGTTTCGAACAGGCGATGACCCTGATCAAGGCGGCACGGATCGGCATCGCCAATCTGCGCAACAGCATCACCGGCGTGTATGACGTGATCAAGGAGCAGCTCAAGCCGCTGATCGCGCAATACAAGCAGATCACCGAACTGGTCAGGGCCGTCAAGGAACTGCCCAAGGAGGTGGCGGCGGAGTTCAAGGGCTTGCTCGGCGATATCAAAGAGCTGAAGGCATTCGCGAAGGAGGGCTACCGTGGCGTGATTGCCGACGTGTCCCAACAGATCGAAGCCATCCGCAAGGCCGACGCACCGAAGATCACCACCGGCAAGGACACCACGGCTGCGGCGCAGGCCCTGGCCAATCTGGTGCAGGACACGCTGATCGTCAAGGTTGCGCAGTGGGTGGCCTCGATGCCGGTGGCGGCGACGCCGGTCAAGCTGACCTCGACGCCGTCGCTGGACCAGCAATCGAAGCAGCCGGTCAGCCGCCAGGAAGTGCCGGTCACTGATGACTTGCAAGCGCTGCAGAAAGAATTGGTCGACGCGCTGCAAAAGGCCCAGGACAAGGCCGATCCTGCGCACTACCAGGCCATCGCGGATGTGAAGGAAGCGCTGATCGCGCACCTCAAGGCCGTGGCTTCTTCCGGTGTGCGACTGGTCAGCAAAACCTTCCAGGAAACCTTTCCGGCGCTGGTCGTGGCCTACAAGCAGTTTGGCGACGCCACTCGGGTGACCGAGGTCATTCAGCGCAATGGTCTGTCTCATCCGAGCTTCTCACCCAACGAAGTCAAGGTTTCCAGGGAGTGAGTCATGAACGAGACTGACAACCGCGTCACGCTGACTGTCGGCGACATGGAATACGGTGGCTGGAAAAGCGTGGAAATCACGGCGGACCTGGAGCGCCAGTTTCGCACTTTCAAACTCGACATCACCTGGCAATGGCCGGGGCAGACCGTGGATCAGCGGATCAAGGCCGGCGACCCGTGCGAAGTGCGGATCGGCCAGGATCTGGTGCTCACCGGTTATGTGTTTAAAGCGCCGATCAGTTATGACGGGCGGCAGATCAGCCTGAGCATCGAAGGCAGTTCCAAGACCCAGGATCTGGTGGATTGTGCGGCGCGAAACATCCCCGGCCAATGGCAGGATCAGTCGCTGCTGAGCATCGTCCAGGCCCTGGCCATGGAGTATGCGTTGATGGTGGTCAACGAAATTCCCGAGACCGCACGCCTGAGCAAACACACGATCGTGCCGGGTGAAACGGTGTTTCAGTCGATCGATCGTCTGCTCTCGCTGTACCGGGTGTTTTCCACCGATGACGCCGAAGGCCGGCTGGTGCTCGCCAAACCCGGCAGCGCCGGTCGCGCCAGTGACGCGCTGGAACTGGGCAAGAACATTCTTTCGGCCAATGCGCCGATGGATTTCAGCCAGGTGTTTTCCGAGTACCGGGTGATCGGTCAGCAGAAGGGCAACGACAAGAAGAGCGGGGCGGCGGCCAGCGAAGTGGAATCGACGGCGACCGACCTGAGCTTCAAGCGCCGGCGCACCACGATCATCAACGAAGGCTCGCAACTGACGTTCGAACTGGCCCGGCAACGGGCCGAATGGGAGAGCGCGACGCGTATGGGCCGGGCGCTGACCACGACTTATCAGGTACAGGGCTGGCGTCAGTCCAACGGTGACCTGTGGCGTCACAACACCCTGGTGCGGGTCAAGGATCCGGTGCTCGGGTTCGATGAAGACATGCTGATCTCCAAAGTGACGTACTCGCTGTCGGCGCAAGGTTCGGTGACCACCCTGCAAGTCGCCCCACCGCACACCTTCGATGCGAACCCGACTCCCCCGAAAAAGACCTGAGCCCGACACCGCCCTCCAAGGAAAACCCTATGAGCCTACTGACACGCCTGCTGGCGCGCGGCACTGTCGTGCTCGCCAGTTCGGCCTCCAAGCTGCAATCGCTGCAAATGCGCCTCACCGCCGGTGAAGTGAACGACGACATGGAGCACTTCGAGCCCTACGGCTTCACCAGCCATCCGCTGGCCGGCGCCGAGGGTGTCGTCACCTTTCTCGGCGGTGACCGTTCTCATGCCATCGCCCTGGTGGTCGCTGACCGCCGTTATCGCCTGCAATCGCTGGCGGCCGGCGAAGTGGCGATCTACACCGACGAGGGCGACAGGATCCACTTCAAGCGCGGGCGGATCATCGACATCGAAACCGCCACGCTCAACATCCACGCCAGCACGGCGGTGAACTTCGACACGCCGGTGATCAACCAGACCGGCAAGATCGTTTCCCAGGGCGACCAGGTGGCCGGTGGCATCAGCCAGATCAAGCACGTGCATGGCGGCGTGCAGGGCGGCAGCGGCCAGACCGGCGTGCCGGCGGGAGGTCAGTGATGTTCATCAGTCAGAACCTCCATGCCGCGCTGACCCGTGCGGTGCTGATCAGCCTGTTCACCTGGCGCCGCGCCGCCGACGACGATGCCCTCGATGACGAGGAGCGTTACGGCTGGTGGGGCGACACCTTTCCCACCGTGGCCGACGATCGCATCGGCTCGCGGCTGTGGCTGCTGCGTCGGGTCAAGCTGACCCGGCAGACCCGGATGGACGCCGAGTTCTATGCCCGCGAAGCCCTGCAATGGCTGATCGACGACGGCCATTGCAGCGCCATCGACATCATCAGCGAACGCCTCGACGCCCAGCGCCTGAACCTGCGCACGGTCCTGACCCTGGCCGACGGCGAACGCCTGGACATCAACCCCGATAACAGTTGGCAGGTGATCTATGCCGTTTGAAACCCCTTCGCTGCCGGTGCTGATCAAGCGCACCCAAAGCGACCTGGCCGGCGATTCGCTGCGCCAGTCCGATGCGCAAGTCCTGGCCCGTACCGTTGGTGGGGCCGCTTACGGTCTGTATGGCTACCTTGACTGGATCGCCGAGCAGATCCTGCCCGACACCGCCGACGAGTCGACCCTGGAACGCATTGCCGCGCTGCGCCTGAACCAGCCGCGCAAACCGGCGCAGGTCGCCACCGGCAGCGTCAGTTTTACCGCCACCGCAGGCGCGGTGCTGGACGTCGATACGCTGCTGCAATCGAGCGATGGGCGCACCTACAAAGTCACCGCCGCTCGCACCACGGTCAACGGCAGCAACACCACCACCATCGCGGCGCTGGAGGCGGGCAGTCTCGGCAATGCCGATGCCGGGCTGGCGCTGACTCCGGTGCAGCCGGTGAGCGGCGTAGTCGGCAACAGCTTTGTCGTGCTGGCGCCGGGTCTCAGCGGCGGTGTGGCGCGGGAAAGCCTGGAATCGCTGCGTTCGCGGGTGATCCGCTCCTATCGCGTGATCCCCCACGGCGGTTCGGCCAGCGACTATGAAACCTGGGCGCTGGAAGTACCGGGCGTAACGCGGGCCTGGTGCCGGGGCGGCCTGCTCGGGCCGGGCACGGTGACGGTGTTCATCATGCGTGATGAAGATCCGCAACCGGTGCCCAACGACGAGCAACTGGCGCAAGTCCAGGACTACATCGAACCGCTGCGACCGGTGACGGCGCAAGTGCATGTGCAGCGACCGATTCAAGTGCCGGTGGTGTACCGCTTCAAGAGCGTCAACCCGGACACCACCGCCGTGCGCGCCGCCGTTGAAGCGCAACTGCGCGACCTGCACAACCGTGAAGCCGATCTCGGCGCGCCGTTGTTGATCAGTCATATCCGTGAAGCCATCAGCAGCGCTGGCGGTGAGTACGATCACACCTTGACCGCGCCCGCCGCAGATGTGCCTGCCGGTCAAAGCGAACTGCTCACCTTCGGAGGTTGTGTATGGGGGGCATAAGATCCGCCGCGCAATATCAAGCGCAGCTTCGCGCACTGCTGCCCAGCGGCCCGGCCTGGGACCCGGAGCGGGTCCCGGAACTCGATGAAGTGCTGCAAGGTGTGGCCGCCGAACTGGCGCGTCTCGATGCCCGCGCCGCCGACCTGCTCAACGAGATGGACCCGGCCGGCGTCAGCGAATTGGTACCGGACTGGGAGCAGGTGATGAACCTGCCCGACCCGTGCCTCGGCGCCACACCGCTGTTCGACGACCGTCGCCTCGCCGTGCGCCGCCGCTTGCTCGCGGTCGGCAGCCAGGCCGTCGGCTACTACCTGGAAATCGCCAAAAGCCAGGGTTACCCCAACGCCACCATCACCGAACTCGAAGCCCCGCGCATGGGCCGCTCGCGCTTCGGCGCGGCGCATTGGGGCACCTGGGAAGCGCAGTTCATGTGGACGCTCAACACCGGTGGACGGCTGTTGCTCGGTCGGCGTTTCGGCGCGAGTTACTGGGGCGAGCGCTTCGGCGTGAATCCGGGCTCGGCACTTGAATGCCTGATTCATCGGGCGGCGCCGGCGCATACCAGGGTGCATATCAATTATGACTAGGGAGTAATGGGATGGATTATCCGAAGAGCATGCCCGGTGTTGGTCTGGTCAACAGCCGATTCGTCGATGAAAACCCGATAACAGGAACGCCGGGATCGTTGATTCCTGCCGAATGGGGCAATGCGCTGACTGAGGAGATTCTGGCTGTCATCAAGGCTGCGGGAATAGAACCCACCGAAGGCCTGAATAGCCAGTTGCTCGAAGCTGTGCGCGGCAAGAAGCTTTTTGAAACACCGGCACAGTTCGACTCCAGCCAGAAGGTTGCGACGACGGAGTTTGTCCAGCGCGCCCTTGGCAGTCTAGCGGGACAGACCAACTATGCCGGTGATGTTTCATTGACGGTCGCGGACGTCGGCAAGCTCTCGATCCTGACAGGACCGAGCACTGCGACACTGCCACAGTGGTCGAGTGTTCCTCCGGGCGGGCTGGTGTCCCTCGTATCAAGCTCAGGCCCTTTGATTGTGAAAGCCAGAGCCAACGAGAGCTTGAGCACGATCAACGGTTTAGGGGTGACCTCACTCTCCTTCGACAGCGGCAGTTATGTCACCTTCAGACGCCTGCTGCTGGGTGGCGGGTGGGGCCTGGACTCGGGCGACGGTGCCCTCAAGTATTCTCCGGCGTTCACTGCATCGATGGGGGTTTCCGGTGGGTATCAGCGCCTGCCCAGCGGCCTGATTCTGCAATGGGGACTGGCGAGCGGCGGTGCCCTCAGCGAAATCATCACCTACCCGATCGCCTTTCCGAACGCGGTGCTATTCCTGTCCGGTGGCGACATTTCGCCGGGATTCGCGGACCTGCGCTTCTCCTTCTACAGACTTTCGCAGAGCCAGTTTCAGCGGTTTTCCAACGCTGATCCGGGTGGCTGGAACTGGTTTGCGCTGGGCTTCTGAAATCAAGGATGAAGACAATGAAATTTATTGATTTTGATGCCCGAGGCGAACTTCTCGGGCGCTACGATCCGATGATTCACACGCAGATCCCGGCCAGCGCTGTGGAGATCTCCGATGAGCTCTTCATGCGTACGATCGAGGAGCGTGACGGTATCTGGCGATACACCGAAGGCAAAGTCACCAAGCATTCTTTGCCGAACGCCTCGCAGCAGGTCGATGCCGAACGGCGAGCGGCTGCGCTGGCACGACGTGATGAGCTGTTGGCAGAGGCCGATCAACAGACGATCGGCATGGCGGACGCATACATCGCAGGACTGCTTGAGGCTGATGACATGCACCGGTTCAAGGCTTTCGCCACATACAAGCTGGCACTGAACAAGATCGAAAAGCAGCCGGATTATCCACAACACGTGGTCTGGCCCGAGCTGCCTGCCTGAGGCCGTCCTGGCCTGATTCCAGAAAAAACGATCCTGAAAACCATCATTCTGAATAACGGGAGGTCCGCCCGTGGACTATCCAAAAAGTGTCCCCAGCGCCGGTCTGGTGAATGGGAAATTTATTGATGAAAACCCGCTGACCGGCAAACCGGGATCGCTGATTCCGGCGGATTGGGGCAATGGCGTGACGGATGAGATCGTGACGGTCATCAGTGCCGCCGGTCTTGTGCCCAGTGAGAGTGACAACACCCAGCTCAAGACGGCGATTTCGACGCTTGCCGAGAAGAACAGGGTCGAGTCCTTCGCCAGCAAGGAAGAGGCGGAGGCCGGAGTCAGCGGCAGTCGATCCATGTCGCCGCTGCGAGTGTTTCAGGCGATTGAAAGGAAGCTGGTGCAGGCGACGGAAACGCTGTTCGGCTGGGCGCGCATCGCCTCCCAGGCGCAGGTCAATGCCGTGGCGGATGACACCACGATTGTGACGCCGAAAAAACTCGGTCTGGGGGTTACCTACAGCTTTGGCGAAAACGGCTACATCGTGTTCCCGAGCTGGCTGGGTGGCTTCACGTTCCAGTGGGTGCTTATCACGGTCAGCGTCGACAAAGGCTATGTGACAAAACCCTGGTCGCTGGCTTTCAAAAATCAGTGCCGTGCTGCCTGGGCGAGTTACTCGCACAGCGGGAACGCGCCCTTTTTCGATATCACCACGCCTCCTCTGGTGACCTACTTCGATGCAAGCCAGGTTCAAGTGCTGAGTAATTCCGGCGGCTCAGGTTATGTCAGCGTCTTTAGCGTGGGGAACTGACATGAGACGTCTCTATAGCCGCAGTACTGGCAATACCTACCTGGCGGGTTATCACACAAGCCTGCCCGATGATGCCGTTGAAATTGACGATGAACGCTACGAGGCGGTGATCGCCAATCCGGCAGCGGGCATGGATCGATCCCACGATGAAGAAGGCCTGCCGGTTCTGGTGGCGTCCGCGTCCGAGCCAGTCTCGGACGAGCAGGCGGCGCGGGACGCCAAGGCCTGGCGTGATAACGAGTTCGAACGAGTGGTCTGGCTGCGTGACCGGCATCGGGATGAAATGGAATTGAAGAAGGCCACGACACTGTCCGATGCCGACTATCAGACCCTGCTCGTCTATCTGCAGGCCCTGCGCAAATGGCCGCAGACCAGGAAATTTCCCTCTAGACGCTCTCGACCGAAGACGCCGGCATGGCTGGCTCTCCACTGAACGCCCGCTGCGTTATCGACATTTGCATTCCGTGCTTCAGGTAAAGGATTGAAATATGGACTACCCAAAAAGCGTCCCCAGCATCGGCCTGGTCGATGGCCGGTTCGTCGACGAAAACCCGGTGGCAGGCACGCCGGGTTCTTTGATTCCGGCGGTGTGGGGCAACAGCGTTACGCAAGAAATTCTCAACGTGATCGGCGGTGCCGGAATGACGGCCAACGAGGCCGATACCGGCCAGTTGTTCAAAGCCATTCAGTCGATTGTCGGCACCTCCAGTCCGATGCGTTCGGTAGTGACGCGGTTGGCGGTGTCCAGGGCGCTGACCGAACCGGAGTTGGGCCTGGTGTTGATCGATGGCGGTTCCGGTGCCGTGACGGTGACCTTGCCACCGGCCAATGTGGCGTTGGGTGTACGCGATGTGATCGTGCGGCGCATGGACAACAGTGGCAATCGCCTGATCGTGCAGGCATCGGGTTCCGACCGCATTCGTTTTCATACCCACCTGTCGGCCAGCGGTTACCCGTTTCTGGTTTTGATGGGCAGTGGCGACTGGTGGCAGCTGCGCAGCGATGCGGCCGGTAGCTGGTGGCCGGTCGGCCGATTCGACAACACGCCCCTTGGCCGGCCGTTTTTCGAGACGACCACGTTGCTCAGCCCTGGTGGCTACGGCGCGCTCAACGGTACGGTCATGAAGCGTAACGAGTGGCCGTGGTTGTGGGATCACGCTCAGCTTTCCGGAATGCTTGGCACTGAAGCGGCGCGTGCAGGCAACGAAGGTAAATGGACGACAGGCGACGGCGCGGCGACCTTTCGTGGCCCGGAAGGACGAGGCGAGTTTCTGCGGGTGCTGGACGAGGGCCGGGGTGTTGATGCGGCACGGGCCATGGGCTCCTTTCAGGTGGGCTCGACGCATTCGTATGCCATGGGCGCCAATGGTGCCGGTGCGGTGGGCGCGTGGTGGTCGGACAGCCTGACGAGTTTTGGGGCCGAAACCCGTGAAGAGCCGCAATACGTGTCCGGGCTATACAACGGTGGCCCGATTTTCCCGACCGGTACGAGTTATCAGCGGGATGCCGCCAACGCCTTGCTGCTGGCATTCAAATCCCGTCCGCGCAACATCGCCTATCCCGGCCGTATAAAGCTCATCTGAGGTGCCCATGTTCAATTATCTGTTTGACGGCTCGGGCGCCTTGTCCGGGCCCGTAGAGTTTTTCGTTACGCCGGGAGTCGGTATTCAACTGCCCAGTAACGCCGTTCAATTGTCGTTTGAATTACCCGAGCCGGAAGCAGGCCGTGCCTGGGCGTTGATCAATGACGTGCCGCGAGAAGTGATTGACCGACGTGGTCTGGTCTATCGCAAGGACGGCGGCGCGCAACAGATCTGGAATGAGTTGGGCGAGTTGCCCGACACCCTGACGGCGCAACCCTGGCCCGGAGAGTTCCACGTATGGCGCGACAACGCCTGGCAACTGGATAACCAGGTCCGGCTGGACAGTCTCAAGCAACAGGCACTGGAGAAGCGCGACGTGCTTTTACGTGACGCCGTCCTGCGCATCGCCCCTCTGCAATATGCCGAGGACATCAACGATGCCAGCCACGAAGAGCAACTGCAGTTGCTCGAATGGAAGCTCTACAGCGTGGAGCTGAACCGTATCGAAAAACAGACGGGTTTCCCCGAGGAAATCACCTGGCCCGTTGTGCCCGGCACAGCGGTGAACACCTGACTTCCAGACAAGGAGAAGTGCAATGGACTATCCAAACAGCGTCCCGAGCGCCGGCCTGGTCAATGGCCGGTTTGTTGATGAAGACCCGGTTGCGGGCAAGCCGGGGTCGTTGATACCGGCCAGTTGGGGTAACGGTGTCACGCAGGAAATTCTGGGTGTCGTGCGTGCCGGCGGCCTGACGCCGAGCGAGGCGTCAAATACGCAATTGCTGGGGGCACTTCGTAGCTCTCAACTGTTCCAGACCGCTGCGCCATTCGATGTCAGTCGTTCGGCGGCGACGTCCGAGTTTGTTCAGCGCGCACTTGGCAACTATGCCGGCGCGCGCAGTGTGACTGCGGCCACGCAACTGACGGCCGCCGATGTGGGATGCTCGATCGGCCTGGGTGGCAACTCGGCATACACCGTGACCTTGCCGGACATCCTCAATTTGCCCAACGGCGCGACGATCAGCTTTCACTGTCGCAGCAACGCAGCGGTCACCATTGCCTGCATGGGCAGTACGCAGATCAGCCCGCAAGGCGCTTATCTGAGCTCGATTGTGATGAACAGCGGCGAGAGTGCCAACGTTGTCAAAGAGAACGGTATCTGGACGGTTTACGGCACGGCCAGTCTGAAATATGCGGCGCTGTTTTCCGGGCTTGTGGCTAATCCCGGGTATCAAAAGCACGCCAGTGGGAATATCGATCAGTGGGGCTCGGGCATGTCGAATGCCAGCGGGAATGTCGTAGTTACGTTTCCGATCTCGTTTCCCAGAGGATTCTTTTCGCTGGTAGCCACTCATGCAGGAGGTGATGCGGCGATGCTCGCACTCATTGCAGTCAACCAGCAGGGCTGCACGCTAAGAATTCGCGATGCATCCGGCAGTATCGCGGCTAATTGTTCCGTCAGCTATTTTGCGAAGGGCTATTGAATGAACACCTTCCACGTGTTGTTCAGCGCCAGTACCCGGGGCGCTTATGTACCGGGCATCAACTCGTCAGATATTCCCGACGATGTCATTGAAATTCCTCAAGGTTACTGGATTTCGCTCTTGCAGGAGCTGGCGGCTACCCCGAAGGTGATTGGCGTGCGAACCGATAACGGCTTTCCGATCCTGGTAGATCCGCCACCTCCGACGGCGGATGAAGCAGCGGATATAGAGCGTCGCTGGCGAACTGCACAATTGGCAGCCACCGACGGCCTGGTGGCCCGTGATCGCGATGAACTGGAGGACGGTGGCGGCACCACGCTGACCACCGAGCAATATGCCGAACTGCAAGCGTTTCGGCGCGCGCTGCGGGACTGGCCACAAGCTTCGTTTTTCCCGTTCAGCGAGCATCGTCCGGTGGCGCCGCGCTGGTTGGCAACCGCACTTTGAGTCCTCTGTATTTCACAAGGATGCTGGCGCGGAAAATTCCGGAAAGAATTGGCTGGCAGGCCCTGGTCTCCAGTCATGATTCAATCGCAGCACATCCAGGGAGGATCAAGCATTATGCAAATCACCGAAAACAACCTCAGCAACATCATGCCCGACGCCCGCTCCCAAGCGGGCGTTTTTGTTTCACCGCTCAACGACGCCATGGCGCGTCATCGCATCGATACGCCCAAGCGCGTCGCTGCGTTTCTCGCCCAGGTCGGCCATGAGTCCGGGCAACTGCGTTACGTACGCGAGCTGGGCGACAACCAGTACCTGAGCAAGTACGACACGGGGACGCTGGCCCTGCGCCTGGGCAACACGCCGGAAGCCGATGGCGACGGACAGAAGTATCGCGGTCGCGGGCTGATCCAGATCACCGGCCGCACCAACTATCGCCAGTGCAGCCTTGGGCTGTTCGGCGATGAGCGCCTGTTGTCGTTGCCCGAACTGCTCGAACAACCGCAATGGGCCGCCGAGTCCGCCGCGTGGTTCTGGGAACAGAACGGTTTGAACGAGCTGGCGGACCGCGATCAGTTCAACACCATCACCCGTCGAATCAACGGCGGGTTGAACGGCTTGCAGGATCGCCTGGACATCTGGGCGCGGGCGAGGGCGGTGTTATGTTCACCTCCTGGCGTGTAACCGGTGTTGCGTTGCTGGTCCTGGGGGCTGCCGCGCTGGCCTGGCACTTCCAGGACTGGCGCTACGGTCGCCAACTGGCGGAGCAGGCGCGGCTGCACGCCGAAGCCCTCAACCAACTGACTCAGGCTGCTGCTTCGGCGCAACAGGCCGAGCAGGACAAGCGTCTGGCCCTGGAGCAACGGCTCGCGGCCAGTGAACAAGCCCATTATCGAGCACTGAACGATGCCCAACGTGATCAGGATCGCCTGCGCGATCGCCTTGCCACTGCTGATCTGCGCCTGTCAGTCCTCATCGACGCAGGCGACGCTGCCAAAGTCTGCGGTGTGCCGGCCGCCTCCGGCACCGGCGGCGTGGATCATGCAGCCGTACGCGCCCGACTTGACCCGGCGCATGCTCAACGAATTGTCGCCATCACCGGCGAAGGTGACCGAGGATTGATTGCCTTGCGGGCCTGCCAGGCCTATATCAGAGCGCTGGCACCCGCACATTTTGAATAA